ATGTTCAACAAAGAAACGTAAGCGTCTATCCTACGCATCTACGTCCAAGCGTCTTATTGACCAGTTGCGAGTTCTTTTAGCAAACTTTGGTATTTTAAGCAACTTATACCATTATTATACCAAGCCAACTGAACGAGCAAAAGTTGCTAGCGAAGGTTGGAGTCTTGAAATTAATCAACAAGACATGGTCGATCTGTATTTCAAGGAAATCGGATTTGGTCTGAAACGAAAATCCGATACCTATTTAACGCAAGACCAGCGTAAGAAACGTGCTAGTCGATATGACTATATTCCGTTCGCCGCACCAGAAATTCGCCGTTTAAAGAAAGAAAAGGTGTTGACAAACAATGAATTCAAGCTTACCGGTGGTATCTGTGACAAACATGATATCCATCTGAACCGTAAGCTGGTTCTTGAAATCAAGTCCAAACTTCCAGAGGAAGTCTGGTCTAAGTATGACGTGTTCAAGAACGCCGAACCAGATTGCGTATGGACACCAATTACCGAAATCACGAAGTCGTTTAACAAAGTTTACGATTTTTCGTTAAATGACGACAATTACAATGGTTATGGAGAAACAGAATGGTCACATTCTGTGATCCATAATCTATGTGTTTGCCAAAATACGCCCGCAGGGTTAAATCATTTCTACCGCATGTGGGAAGACGCGGTCGACGAAGACACCGCATCATACCACGACTTAATATCGAAATACGTTCGATCGACTGTTAAGTGGAACGAAGTGCCGGGACGTGATGCCCAGTGGGGCATCGACGAAAAGGCTCGTATCGGCGAACAAAAGTTCCGACAAGAATACGAGTGTGACTTCATCGGTTCCGCCATCACGCTTATCGACTTCACCATCCTACAGAAGTTGAAACCAAGTCCGCCTAAGCTTGTACGTGGTCTACCGCCGGAATACCAGCTCAGGATATTCCAGACTCCGATACCGAGACAGAAGATGGAACTAAACAACTGGGTGTATGTCGCCGCAATCGACTCCGGCTACGGTATTCGCCAAGACTACCACGTGCTACAGATTTTCCTTGCTCGTAGCAGTACCGACATTGAACAAGTGTGCGTTCTATCGTCAAACGAGGTGACCATTGAAGACTTCTGTACATTGTCCAGAAAGATTCTGAAGGGCTACTACGACCCAGACCTTACAATCGAGTTCAACGGTCCCGGTGCACGTACATACTACATCTTCCAGCAGAACCTCGAGTATGACAATATCGTCAACTACGATAACAAGTTCCGTGGCATGTGGGCAACTGACAGCATCAAGCAGAGCGCGGTTATGCTTCTCAAGCTGTACGTACAGCGTTTCTACGCGAAGCTTCACGACGAGACCACGATTAACGAGCTGATGTCGTTCACCGAAGTTACCAAGAAGCACTGGGGCGGCGGTGGCGGCAACCACGACGACCATGTCACGTCTCTATACTGGATTATCTACCACGTGGCATCTACATGGTTCCAGGGCAACCAGGTCGAGATCCCGTTCCTCAGCGGTCTCGAGCTCATGTTCGCTTCCATGCCGGGTCACGAGTCCGAAGAGGACAAGGCGATCGAGTTCGTCAAGGACCCGGACGCAGTCGCCGAGCAATCCGCCGTCGGACAGCTCCAGTACAAGCAGTTGCAAGGCGTGCATATGCCGAACGTACGCGTTCCGGAAATGGCTCAGAGCATATAAACTGCGGATAAGCAACCATAGGTGTTTATAGCTATGTTCAACGAACTTGACGAATTGAAAATGCTGACCCAGTGCGTGGCACTCGAATCCATCGACCTCACCAAGGAAAAGGAAGAGGCTGATGAATCTGACGACGACGCACTCATCGTAGACGGCACGATGGATGACAGACCGTACGAAAATGGCAACCCGGTCACCGTATGCCGTGTTAAGGGTTCTAAGAAAAAGGACGACGAGGAAGAAGAGGAAGACGATTCGGAGGACGACTCCAAAAAGGAATCCGATTCAGACGAAGAAAAAGATGGCGATACCGAATGCGACGGAGAATCCTGCAAGGATTTCAGTGGTAGCTCGGGCAACGTAACATCCAAGACTCGCAAGCAAAAGCGTCCGATTTTCGAGCTCGACGACAACGCCGACATTACTGACGAAATCGCCGAAGGTATTTTCGGCAAGGGTCTCGGCACTTTCAGCGGTCTCGGCTCGTTGAAGAAGGCTATGGAATGTTGCTTCGACGGCGACCCGGACTGCGACGTCCAGTTCCATCCGGGCGACTACGTCAAGGCTAAGAACAAGTGCATCCCGGTTATCCTCATCGTCAAGTGTTCCGACGGTCCTTGCGTCACTACCGCCAAGCCGACAAACGACATGGACGAGTACTGCGAAGGCAACGACGGTTGCTGGCCGGAATTCACGTTCAACCAGGACGAAATCGAGCCGATGGACGGCGTGTCCCTCAACGACATCGTGAAGGTCATGGCGTTCAATGACTCACAGATGGAAAGCCTTACCGACAGCTCTATCGACTCTAAGCCGATGGAAGATGCCGTAGACCGTACAAATGACCAGTTCCACTGCAAGAAGCTCTACGGAGCGGACAACTGCAAGGAAAACGAGTTCTCCGACCCAGGCGACCTCAACGAGATGCTTGACGACATCTGCGGTCCGATGAAGACCTACGAGTACACCACTCCGACGATTACCAAGCAGTATGGCGACGGCTCCGTCGAAAAGACGAAGTCTTCCGGTTCACTTTCCTTCGGAGCTTGGTAATGGCAGAACCGATCAAGACACGTCCGAAGTTCTACTTCGACAACGGATGCCCGATATGCTCCCAGTACAAGCGTGTCGTCGAGAAGAAGCTCGGCGACAAGGCTGACTACATTCCGGCATCAAGCGGTGCGTCCGACTTCGAGTACATCGGCTACAACGGCGTAAAGAGCTCGGGAACGCAAGCAATAGAAGCCCTCGTAAAGGACTTTCCCGAGATGAAGGACTTCATGTGGGTATTGCCGGAAAAGTACCGCGTAACCGCTCTAAAGGCGGTCTACAAGGTCAGCAGCGTCGTAAGGAAAGCGTACGGTACAGTCAAGAAGGGATGCAACTGCGGCAAGCACTAGGCATCGTATACATTGCGTCTTACAGAATACTTGGGCAACTTCTTCAGAAGTTGCTCAATTATTTTTGGCTTGGACTTTTCAAACGATTCAAAAGCGATTTCGTTACGGTACGTAGCGTCGTCACGTTTCAGTTCATAACGGTCGCCCTCGACGGCACATATGCTTGACAACGCCTCGCTGAGATTGATGACGATGGAGTCGTTTCGTACACCGCCATAAGCCGGGTTATACACTACCACGTGCGGTTGCTTTCCCACAATAATGCGTACGTCTGCCCCGAGTACATTCAGTTGCAAGCCCTCGTCGGTAAACACCTTTTCCATCTCGCCATTGTCATAGGATCGGCTTACCACTGCGAAAAGCTCGTCGGCAAATGTATGGGCGAAGTTTTCCGGGTCGTCGTTGTATAGACTGACTATGGCTTCGTAAAGATTCTTGTTGTCGCCACAAATCCTCTTGACTGTTTCCAAAAATAACATGGGAAGTAACCGTTATAGCTACTTCCCAGTTTATTCTATACGCTGATTTTAGTCGAGGTTGATAGCGGTACCTTCGAGCGGTGTCAAGAACCCGAGAGTCAAGTGGAGCTGTCCGTTCTCGAACGACTTCCCGATTTTCTTTGTATCGACCGGACGAGGAATCGGGTACACGACTGTATGCGTTCCAAGCAAGAAGTCCGGAATGTTCACCTGTGAAGTGATCTTCGGCTTTGATTTGCTCTTCGTCTTGGTCTTCTTCGCGGACGCCTTGAGTTCGTTTGTAAGGCTGTCTACAAAGGTACGACGTGTGAATGTAATCGACACCTCGTTCTGCGGAGTAAGTACAATGTTCACGTCGGATTTCGTGAGACCCGGCAAGTCCACTAGTACATGGCACGTGTCGGTCGTCATGACCAACTCTGAGAACGGTTCACGCAAGATTGCCGGGTCGCTGCTGTCCTGGGTCAGCGGAATCGGCTGACCTTGCGGCGGAATCTGCTGTTGCATGGGAACCGGTTGCGGTTGCATCGGCTGTTGCACAGGTTGCTGGTAATATCCTTGTTGCTGGTACACCGGAGCTTGATACGAACCAGCGAACTGTTGCTGGTTGTTAATCGGTCTCGGAGGCGGTTGCTGAGCCATGCTGTTCACGCCGACACCACGAGCTGCACCGTTACCGATTCGATATCGCTGGTTAATCAGATCCGTTTCCCTCTGGGCTTGCTGTATGGCAGCCATGCTGACACGCTCGCCCTCGCCAGTTTGTCCTAGCGTGACATTGTAGTCAGGTACGCCGTTGTTAAATATGATGGTAGAGCCAAAATCCTCTTCAGCCATGTTAGACCTTCTTTTTAGATGTTCCACTTCGACGACGTCATCATCGTCGTCACCGTCGCCAAATAACTTAGTCGCAATATTCTTCCAAAATCCCATCAGCTACCCAGCGCGTTACGCAGCTCGGCAACCGACTGAACACCCCTAAGCTTACTCAACGCACGGTTTTTAATCCTGCGTATGATTTCCTTGCTGACATGACGCTCTGCGGAAATCTCGCCTACGGTATCTTCATATCCGTCCAAGCCATACATTCTACGCAGTAAATTACTCTCTTCCGGCGTCAAGTAGTCTTCCATAGCGTCATTGAGCACTCTAGACCTTGTATCGGCTTCGTTAAGTGCTTCCGTCGACTCGCCGTCTGACTTCAGAACCTCGGACAATACAAGCGGAGAGTGGTCTGTGGAACCGGTGATAACGCTCCGGTCGAGCGAAGCCGGTTCCGAAACTGCGTTGTCGGCAAGCAAGTCATAAGGAACGCTGTCGACCGCCTCGCCCTTCTTCCTTGCCGCAAGAACCTTCTTGCGACGTCTGACCGGTACACGGACAACGTCACTGTTGTTGACAATCATGTCCATGTGGCGTCTGACCTCGTAGACGGCGAAAGAGTCGAACTTCACACCGCACGTGTAGTCGTACTTGTTGAAAGCCTCGAGCATGCCCAGCTTTCCCTCGGAAAAGAAGTCGCTCATCGGGAGACCGGTCGTATTGCGGTAGCAACGGGCAAGGCTCAGCACGAATCTGAGGTTTGACTGGATTACGGCTACCTTTATTTCCTGGCGTCGCCGTTCGTCCTTTATGGAGTGGTATTCACGGAAAAGCTCAGTTTCAGCTTTTCGCCCAAGAATCTTGTACTTGGAGGTTTCCTCAATCAGTTTTTTCGTAGACCATTCATCTTCATAGGTCTTCATCCCCACATCCTTGGTGGCATTATCAGAAATATAATTCATCGGAATTTGTAATGCAAATTTTTTGAAACACACAATAAACTCCAGTTTATATGACCTACAATTACAACTCTCTGATACTTAACCGAGACCAGGCTGCGTTCAAGAAGCTGGTCGACGAGGCTTCGTCAAAGCTGACGAAGTATTCCCGAGAAGTTTCCATACTTGGAAGCAAGACCGGTCCCGGCTACGAGTACTCGGACTACGTACTGACTATCCGCGTAAGCCACGACCGTAACTCGGTAACCGTATACCGTAACCGTGACGGACGGCTGGTCTACGCAATGATTAACGGCAATGTCGCAAGTATCAACTATGAGTATATTTATGTCGAAGACCACCTACAATCACTTTTAAAGGAAGGGAATGGCTAAGGAAGCAAACATATCTGTAGAGGGAACCGTTACCGAGGAACGTGGTAGCGGTTTCTTTACTGTCGTGCTGGACAACGGACACGAACTAATCGCACGTCTTTCTGGAAAGATGGAAAAACGTTTCAAGATCCAGGTGCGTACCGACGACCGCGTAGTCGTCGAGATGACGCCATACGACCTAGACAAGGGTCGCATAACTTACCGATACAAATAGGAAAACCGCCGGTCGATTGACCGACGGCTGAACCTTCGCCTAGATGACTTCTCGCTAGGCTTTTTTATTGCGCTTGGTCGTCTTGGTCTTTGCCAACGGCGTCTTCACAATAATTTTCACGGTATCGGACTTCTTCGCAGCCTTCTTCGGAGCCTTCTTCTTTGCGGAGAGGGTGTCGATGAACGTGGCGACGTCCTTAGCCTTGGTCTTCGGCTTTGCCTTCGTAGAAGCCTTCTTGGTGGCGGTCTTAGCCGTCTTCTTTACAGCCTTCTTCGTGGCTTTCTTGGCAGTCTTCTTCTCGACCGGCTTCGGTTCCTCGGCAATGGTTTCGACCATAGCTTTGGTAGCTTCAGCAACGACTTCATCAACAGGGATTTCTGCCGGTGCAGCCGTACCAGATTCAATCGTGGCAGCGATTTCGTTGAGAGATGGTTCAGCATTACCAGCTTCAATCTTGGCAACGATTTCGTTGAGAGATTCATCAAGCGTCGAAGCCGGTTCAGCAGTTTCAGTCGTCTCGACCGGTTCGACCGTGGTGGACACGGATGCTTCCGGTTCGGCAACTTCGAGCTGGTCGTTCTCGACCGGGACTGCAACTTCGGTTTCAACCGGAGCTTCCTGCGGGGTGTCGACGGTGATGGTGTGTTCCGGATTTTCTTCCGGCGTGAGCTGGATATTTTCAAGCGGGTCGTTCTTGAGAGATGCGCGTACCTTGAGGGCTACGACAACAGCGACAACAAGGACGCCGATGATAATACCGATGATTACGTTGAGACTGATGCTCATAAGGGGTTTCTCCTGGATTTTTTGTTTTCCTTTGATTCAATCTATTTCATTATGCAAAAATCGGAACAGAGATAATAAACTACGGATATGGCTAAGAAAAAGACAAACATCGACGACATTTCCGACAACCAGTTCGTGCCGGAAACAACCACCGAATCGGCAATCGACAAGGAACGGCACGCTATCGACATCGTGTCTGTTACACCGGCATGCCCTCCACCGGCACAGCCAATACAACCTACAGCCCAGCCAGCCAAGAAGAAGCGTATCCGCATCCGCAAGAAGGCTACTCGCAAGCTGTCGGCTGCAATCATCTGCCAGAACCCGAACATTACCCAGTTCATCTAAAGAGGTCAGCGATGTACAAGGAAATCAAGAATCTCGTAGAATCTTCCGACCCGCTCATCCGTGACGCAGTCCGCCAGATTTTCAACGCCGTGTTTGAAATGGGCGAAGCGCCGACTACAGAGGACGCGGTAAACAAGCTCAAGGCTCAGTACGGTGACAACCCTAACGCAGTTACAGACGGAACTAAGATTGTCGGTCTTTCAGCCAAGATGGGCATGGGCGACAGCGAACCGCTTGCACCGAAGGAAGACGAGCTGGTCAACGATGTCATCAACAAAGTTGCTGAAAGCAATCCGATCGACATCGAACTTCCGAAGGAACAAGACTTTGATAACTTGCCGAGCGACAATCCTCCTCAACAGCCTATGGAACAGCCGGCTCCTATTACAGACGAAGACCCGATGGGAGACGAGGCAATGACCTCTGAGGAAATCATGAACGCACCACCGGCAATCGACGACCAAATGTCTGACGATGACCTCGGTGCTCTGATTAACGACGACGGAAGCGGTGGCGACGAAGTTGCGATTTAAATAGAAACGGCGACTTGATAGTCGCCGTTCTTTTATAACTGTTCGGAAACATGGAACTTTGCGTGCTTCGCAGCTTCCTTCCTCTTTTCCGCCTTGACGATATCTCGTACCTGTTCGTTGGCTTCCTTTTCACGGTTACGGATTTTCTTGAGAAGAGCCTTACGGACTTCCTTGTTGTATTCAAGGCGTTCCGGCGTGACGTTACCGTTCTTGATGAACTTGTCGACGTTGCCGATGACCCTGGACACCTTGATTTCTTCGTCGTTGAACGTATTCAATGCGTTGATACGTGCGGTCGTATTTTCACGAGCAGTCTTGACGACGTCGTCAATCCTATCCCACACGCCATACATTGAATCAAAGTTAGATTCGATATAACTGCAAAGAGCACTAGGCGACATCGGATTCTGGTTTATAGTTCCTTCCGGAATCCAGCGGTCACCCTTCCAAGCCTTTCCCTCTACGTGAACCGGTATGATTTTGAGACGACCGTCTGCATTCACCTGGACAAGAGTCATGTGCTCGGCGTTTGCAGCCCAGTTGATGCACTTGCGCTTTGATACGCCGTGGTCATTATAGCCAAGGCTTACAGTCTCGTTGCACTGGAAGACGACTCCCCAGTAGTAGTTCTTCGTATCCAAAGGATTGAGTTCCTTCAGCTTCACGGTATAGATATAGCCGTTACGACGACCACCGACTTCCTCGGTCTTCGAGTTGGTATCTACTTTCCAGAATGTATTCAAGTTCGGTAGACCGTGATACACCTGGGTTTCGCAAATCGTACGTGCGTCAAGTTCGGACTGCATCAGCTCGATATACCACTCGCCATCCTTTTCTTCACGCGGGTCCTTCGTATGGTAGAAAAGGTTCAAAGTACCGTTCACGAAGTCAATCCAGACCGGGTCTTCGTTCTGGAAGTCGTACTTCGCGAACCACATCGCATACTTCTTCTGTGCTTCGGTAGGCAAGTCTATGACTCGTGACTTGCCGTCAAAATCGTGCGGAGCGAAACCGGATTCACGGCACTTGTTCATAATCCAGAAGTCGAGGATGATGTCCTTGTGGGAATCCCAAGTAATTCCGGCGTTGATGTAGTTGATGAGACGAATGCCGGCAACCTTCTTGGCTTTCATTTCAAGAAGAATCTTCTGGGACGGGTCCCATACACCCACGGAATTGATGCTGTTAAGTAATACCGGCTTATCGTTCATAATTACCTCTGTACGCAGTTTATCGGTTTCAGATTTCCAAAAATCGTATAAACTGCATTGTAAAGCAACATTTTAAAGGTATATCATGTACGATATGTTCGACCTCCCCAATGAAAACGAGCTTGCCCAGATCATTCTGGAGGCTAAGAAACAGCCGCGCAAGAACGATACCACTCTCGACGTCAACGACTTCTTCCCGTTCAGCACTCCGGTAATGGAAGCCAAGAACAAGAAGTCCAACGTCGTCTCCGACAAGACCGGCGTCGTGAAGCCGAAAGTGGACTTCCGCGATTCCGACGTTGCCACGTCATGGGAAAAGTTCCTCGGCAACATGAAGGCAAAGAAGTCAGAAACCAAGACCGACAACTTCGGTCGTCTCGAAGTCAAGAACGGCGAAAAGATTCCGTCCCCGGAAAAGGTTTCCAGCACTATCAAGGCTCTCAAGACCACTAAGGTCACCGGTCTCAACGGCAAGACCACTTCCGAAACCGAAGAGCTCGGCGTGTTCAAGGAACTCGCAAAGACCTCCGCAACGAAGCTTCCGGACAAGACCGGTGTCGTGAAACCGAAGGACGGTCTCGGCAAGATTGCCGCCAAGCCGAAGGTTATGGACATGACAAAGGCTACCGTCATCGTCAAGGACGCATTCCCATCCAACGGCAAAGGCAAGACCATCGTCGTGGACAAGACTGGCGTTGTGAAGCCGAAGAACGGTCTCGGCAAGATTGACTCCAAGCCGAAGATCATGGACATGACCAAGACTACGGTTGTCGTGAAGGACGCAATCCCGTCCGCAAAGGCTACCAAGCTCACGGACAAGTCCGGCGCAGTAAAGGCTAAGAAGCTCGTTACCGCCAAGTAAGGTAATCGTATGGCAATAGACCCGGTGGAACAGTACAACAACGTGGCGAGACGTCTGTCGCGAAACCCGATGCCGGTGCATCAGGGGTTCGCTCGTCTACGCATATCGGAACTGCCGGTCAACTATGTCGAGCGTAGGCAGAGCGTAACCGAGCCATACACTACCGATGCCCAGGAAGTGGTCAACGCGAACATCAGGGACTGGGTCGCACCCGGTCTCCAGTGTGCTCTCGCCAAAGAGGGTCACTACAAGTTCGTGACCAACATCCCGACGCAGGAAGACAACCAGTATGACGACACCATCTCGGTGTCCATGCTGACCGACAACCGCTACGAGAACTACTGGGCAATCAACCGCTACATGGAAGTCGTGCAGAGCGGTCAGACCGACGCAGACCCGGTGCGTGACAAGAACCACCGCGTCTACGGTTACGACCACCGCTACCGCAACCGTCTGACATACTTGCAGTGGATGGACTTCCATTTCGCAGACGACGTCGCTCAAGAGTATATGATTATACGTCTCGAGCGGTGTCGCTTTACCAACATTTCTCCGCTGAAGTTCAAGCCGGGAAGCTTAGAGCCAGTCCCGTTCGACCTCAGCATCAAGTACGAAATCCGTCGCATCATCCGCCTTCCGGACCCTAACGAGCTGATGGACGCTATCTGCATCTCCTACGGTGCCGACTCGTACTACGACAACAATGGGGGCATAAGCAATGGCGACTAATTACCAGCGAGGAACTACTTCAGGAATCGGTCACGTCTCTGAACGAAAGATGTCAGGCGACGCATACCTTGCATTCTACATGGACAAGTTCTACTCGGCTGCACGCGGACACCTCCTCAACAAGTACCATGTGGGTCTCTGGGGCGAGTACGTCTCCGAAGCTCTCAGAGTCATGGACAGAAACTCGTTCGCCGACAAGTACTCCCTATCCACTACGAAGACCTTCAAGGACACCGGCGACGCCCACTGGAAGGCGGCGTTCAACAACTGGTGCGACCTCTTCTACGACCGTAGCAGCAAGGTTCTCAACATGTACTGGGCGTGCGAATCCGCCACAGTCCAGGGCAACACCGCCAAGACGAAGGACTACAGCTCCATCGACACGACAAAGCAGATGGCTTATCCGCTTGCCATAGGCGACAACGGACCGAAGGACTTGACCCTTAAGATTGTCGACGACCCTTACATGATGTGGTACCAGTTTTTCAACGCACTGTTCAACGTGCAGTACAGCCCTCTCGTTCTTAAGGCTAGAAGCACGTGGCACAAGATCAACGTCGCTATTGACGTGTATTCCGAG